TAAAGTTCCTCTAGAAATTTTTAATAATTTCATAACTTCTTTTGCTTTCATTGTTATGTTTTTATCATAACAATGATAAATGTCTTTAAGTATTTATAACACTTTATAACACTTTTAGAGTCTGATACAATGTCAATATGAGTAACATGTTTGTGATTTTCAAGATAAACCATTAATGGAATTAATCCATTGTTGTTTTTTAATTTTAAATTTTTCTTAGTTTTCAGTAATTTAATGATATTAATATCACTAACTTCTTTTTCACAATATAGATGTAATGGCGTATTACCTTGTTTATTTGTATAATTCAAATTATTAGCAGTCAATAATACTTTCAGAATATTTATATCAATATAATTATTTGTCGATATATATCCAGATAATATTATATCATCGTTATGTTCTGGTAATTTACAGTTCTTAACACATATTGGTATGTTCATTAAATCATTTATATTATATTGTCTAACAATGGAAATATCATATATTGAACATAACTCGTCATATATTTTTGTTGCTAAATTAATTGGTAAGTTAATAAAAACATTTTTTACAATATCAGTTTGATATTCACATTGACAATAATAATAAAATGAATCATGTTCGTCATTATCAACAATTCCAACATTTTCTATATTTAATAGCTCTAATACAATATCATCATTAATGTTGTATTTATGATGTTTTAAATAGATCATTAATGGTGTCATTTTATTATAGTTATTTTGTAGTTTTAAATTTGTAGTAGTTTTCAGTAGTTTTACAATTTCTATATTATTATTGTTTTCTTGTTTACAATATAGATGCAAAGGTGTATATCCATTTGTAGTCACATAATCTAGGTTATTATCTGTTATTAACGCAATTATAATTTGGATATTTATTTTGTGATCAACTGATAATTATTTTTTTAAATATTTCTTGTTATAAAGAAATATCAAGTTTTATGTAGCGGATCCTATTAGACAAGATGTGTTAGAATTATCATCTATGGGAATTAGAGTTGATAAAGAAGCATTACTTCTACAATTTAATTTGGAAACAATCAGGAGAAATATTTTAAGAGAAAAAGCACCAAAGACAATAATACATCGTGATGATGTGTTATTTACAGATTACCATAAAGAAATTATTAATGAAACAATGCCATTGACAATTGGAGGAGGAATAGGACAATCTAGAATTAGTATGTTCTTCCTTGAAAAAGCTCATATTGGCGAAGTACAAGTAAGTGAATGGTCATATGATGTGTTAAAAGATTGTAAGAAACGTAATATTAAATTATTGTAAAAAATAAAACAATAATTCACATTTATTTTATAAAAAAATTTAAATAACATTAACAAGAATATATGGTCTAAGTGGATAGACAAATGTTGGAATAAAGAATCGTTTTAGTCTATATACATATGGATCATAATACCAGTAAGTAATTGGTTCAGGAATATTTACATATGAATATGTTGATTTATAAATTTCATCTTCTTCATCATCTAACCAACTAAGATCATCTTCTATTTTACTAGCTCCACCAGTTTGTGCTTTATTAACATTAGCAGTGAAAGTTTTAATATTTTTTCTAAAGTTTTTAATTCCTTTCACATTATTAACCTTATAAGATTCAAGAGAATACGAGACATGTCCTGTAGAGTCTTTTTTTTCTTTTACTTGAAAATGGAAATAATCTCCATTACTTCCTCCTCCAACTTGAGTTCCACTAGTTTTTTGTAAAGAAAAATGGAAAATTGGAACATTATTACTAAAATGTTTAGATAGAGCTTTATATGCTTTCTTTGCAGCTAATAAAGGAGTTTTTGCTTCAAATCTATTTGTCATTTTTCCAGTAACATATGGATTAACTAACATATAAGTTTTAGACATTCTTATTTATATATAATTATTAAACATTTTATTTTTAATAATTATATCATTTATATTCATTGTAATTTTATGTATTACATACTGTTTTTTTCCATAATCTACCAACATCTATAAAATATTTATTTTTTAGATCATATTCTCCAAATCGTATAATATTTATATATTTGTTACTTTCTAGATTATTTCTTATCATATTTAGAAAATTATCATATGTACACATTTCTATTATTTGTTCTTCTTCTTGTTTTAACTTCAAATATTCTATAGTTATAGAACACTGAATTTCTAATGGTATTACTAAATAATGTATATTATTTTTGTTATAATATGTTTCTTTTTCTAGTAACGCATCTAATAATTTATCTTTATTTTTACATATATTTTTTTCAATGTTAGGATAATCAAATAGAAAATATCTACATATCTTCCCGTTTTTCCTATATCTTCTTCTAATTCCTCTTCTACATAAATCTTCTGGATCTTCTTCTCTTTTAGGATTATTAAATGTTGGTAGTATATAGGTATTAAATAATTTATAATCACCTATAAATGGAGGAAATGAACCTAATTTATTGAATACCAACGAAATATAACAATAATCACATAAATATTTATTTAGTATCATATTTAGATCTAAATTATATTTGTCATTTAATAACCAATCATCTTCTAACCAGAATATTGCAGTAGATTCGGTTATATTTTTAGTGATAAATTTCATGGATATGTTTACTGCATTAAAAAAATCAGATTTATTTGTTATGTTATATGTAACATCGAAATCACATAATAATTTTTTGAAATTTAGTAATGTTTCTTCAGATGATATATTATTTTTACTATATCTATCTATATTTATAAACCATTGGATTTTAATATTTAATTTCAAAAGCAATAGTATTATTGTAGGAAATACAAAATTATGAATATCTGGTCTAGTAATTGCAGTAGTAATTATTATAAGTTTATCAATCATTATAATAGATGACTATATTAAAATAAATAAAATAAAACTAACATATAAATACGTTTTTATTATAATATAATTTTATACTATAATAATAATGAAACTAATATTCACGACATATTTCACATCAAGAAAAAATCCACAAAGAGATAAATTTGTTGCTAAAAATGCATTTGGATACATAAGAGAATTTTACAATAGTGTATTATCATTAAATTTAGATTGTATTATTTTTCACGATGAACTAACAAATGAATTTATTGATAAATATACAACAGATAAAATTAAATTTCATAAGGTTGATTTGAGTAAATATAATAGAGAAAGTCTAAATGATTTAAGATTTTACTATTATTTTGATTATATTAATGAACATAATGATATTGAAAAAATATTTATGACAGATATTAGTGATGTTATTGTTAATATGAATCCTTTTGATTATATTATTGATGATAATTTATATATTGGATTAGATAGAGATAGACCAATAAAACATTATTTTATGAAAGATAAGATAATCAAATCATATGGTTGTTTCAGTAGATATGAATGTATAATGGATAATAAAACATTAAATGCTGGAATAATTGGAGGAAATATCGATACAGTTAAATTTTTCTTAAAAGAAGTTGTGAACGAATTTAGACTTACAAATAAAGTGGTAAATGCTAATATGCCAGTTGTAAACTATGTTGCATATAAATTTTTCGACGGGAAAATTACTACAGGTTATCCTTTATGTAGTAAATTTTGTAAGAATGAAGAAAGAAAAGATGTATATTTTAAACACAAATAATTTATAATATTGTTGTAATATCATTAATACTATTATAAATATTAAATATACCTTTGGAAATACGATATATTTTTCGATGATCATATTCTTTTTTACATATTTGATATAAATATTTAAAGGTATTATTATCTAATATTGGAGATATATTATGTTGTTTTTCAGTTGTGTAATCTTTACTTCTTAATAATTCACCTAAAATATGATTGCTATTTAATATGTTTAAATCATTAACTGAATTAACAGTTTCATTGTCAAAATATTGTGGAAACATTTGAACTAATTTATTTTGATACATAAATTTTCCATCTGATAATGTATCACATGCAATATTATAACATCCACAAAATAAACTTTCAGTTATTACACGTGGAGTATCATCTCTTCCTGAAAATAATAAATTAACATTAGATTGGTTATAAATTTTTGCTAATTCCTCTCTATTAGTTTTACCTAGAACTTTAACATTAACAAATGTTCTATGTATTGATAATTGATGAAATAACAATTTCGTCTTGGGAGTAATATCTCCACCAATAAATATCAAGTTTATTTTTAATGAATTTTCTTCTAAATAATTAATGAATTTAACAAAAATAGAATGATTTTTAGTTTGTTGTTTATATGTTGCGCAAAAACAAGCATCATATATTCTTTGTTTATTTGTTAAATAGAAAGTAGAAGTTGGACTTTTTAAAAATAATCTCATTGTAGATTCTGGATATATTTTTTGAATAACATCCTGATTACTTGGTTCACTGTATAACACAATATCATACTTTGTTTCACATATCTGATGATCAACATTAAATGGTAATGATGTTGCAGGATAAAATATCGTTGTTGGCTTATTCATAGAATTTTTAATAATTGCATCATATAATAAATCGTATTTCCCTCTCATAAAATATAATTTCGCATTACAAAAAGCAAATAGTGAATCAACATCTGGTATATTCCAAATGTAAACATGTCTATATTCATTAGGATATATATCTGATAGTTGTATATAGTCGAATTTACTATTAAGATTTCCTCTAATTATATGTATTTCCTCAAAATCTTTCTTAAAATTAATATTTTCAATAATGTTAAAATATAAATCAGTATTAACAAAATCAATAATTTGATCAATATTATCTTTACATTTATGAACATTTAAATTATGTTTAGGTCTAATATTACTTATATAACTTTCAGTTGACCATATTGCTGGTATTGTATGAAACAACACACATATATTTTTATTAGTATCTACACAAAAATCATCTAGTTTTTCGTTTACTGGATTTTCAATTACATATTTAATCATGTGATCAAATTTATTAAGTTCTTCTTGAATTGTTGGTAAGTTATTATCATATTTTTGTTTAGTTGAATTATTTATTTTTGTTCTCCATTCTTTAACATCATGATAATTTTTAACTAAACATTCGTCGTTTAAAAATTTACCTATACCAGTATTTTCAGTAGTAATTATATTACACCCCATATAATCAGCTTCATTTAATATATTTGGATTAGAATCATAATATGATGTTAAAACACATACTTTTGAGTTTCCAAGATATCGCATTATGTCTTTATTTTCTAAATGATCAATAATGTCTATATTTTTATTTGAAAATTTAATACCAAATTTATATCCTATTATTACTATTTTAAATGATTTAAACATATCACAATCAATAATCTTCTTAAACAACTCTTTATTTTTAACTTTCCTATTCCAATTGTAAACAATACATATAACATCTATCCCCCTATTGTTAAAATCTATTCTCATATCATCATATATTTTTTCATCTATTATACTTGATAAATAAATTGGAAAATAAATTTTATTAGCATGTTTGCTATATATTTTTTTATATAAGTCGTATGTTAATTTACTATTTGGAACGATTAAATCACAATCATTAACAGTTAATAATTCACAATTACATTTATTTCCACAAGATGTTGGATAACAATATTTATTTACATCATTTTTAAGTTTGACATCATTTTCCATAAATTCGGTATATGTTATAAATTTATTGTTTCCACAATATGAACTATATGCGCGTGAACCTGATGGAGAAAATATTATCTTAATTTCTGGAAATATAGATCTAACTATATAATAAGTTATATAATTTTTTACATACATTACATCGATATCTTGAATGTAATTATTTATCGTATCTCTTATTAATTTTACGTTAGCATCATCGTATTCAAAAATCCTAAAAATATCTCCAATTTCATCTGGATCAGTTATATGTGTCTCATCCTTATCTATAAATAAACCAAATACATAATAACCCTTTTTCCTTAATTGTTTTATTAATCTATACGCATTTGTTGAACTACCACCAATATAAGGAGTATCAATAGACACAACCATTATTGTTACTGACTTATCAAACAGTGGATTCAGTTTGATATCAATTAAATTGTTAATAAAATTAAATATTTTATTATTATCATAATAATTCACATCATAAAAACATGTAATATTATTATAGTTTTGTAATATATTTATTATTTTATTTTCCCATTCATTGGTATCATAAACATCTTTACATAAAAAATTATTATTTATTCTATACGATAGTCCAACATTACGTGTTGTAAGAACTGAACATTTACAATAATTTGCTTCTTCAATTATAATACCTGCAGATTCTAAGAACGATGGAACTAATAGAATTTTTGATTTTGATAAATAGTCATATACTGTATCATTATCTATTAGGTCAATTGTAGTTGTGTTGTTATATCCATTAAATATTTCACTTGAAAATTTACCAATTATAATTTTTTTTAATTTTGCAATTTGTGGTAATTCAAATAATTTTTTAAGGAATTCTGGATTTTTTATTTTTCTTTTGTATGAAGAATTAACAACAATAAGATCATATTCTTTAATTGTATCTTGTGGAATAATATGGTTTTTATTTATACATACATTTGTTAGTTCAAGAGGCATATTCACAAATTTTTCGTTAAAATTAAAATAAATACGATTAAAATTATTTTGTGTCAGATAACTATTGAATACAATTAAATCTGATAATTCCATAGCTTCAAATTCTGTCGAATGTTGATATACTAATGATTTTTCATCATATTCTTCTAAAAACTTAATAAATGATATATTATCCTCTGATATTTTTGTAATTAGAGTAGATCCAGTTATACAATATAACACACATTTATATGGATATAGTCTTTTTGATATAATAGGAGCAAACCAATTAAAACTAAATATCAAATCTGGATCACCATTTAGGTATTTACGGATTTTTAATAATATTTTATCATTTGATGAATAAATACTAGTGTATTTCATACGAAATATTCCTCCTATATGATCAGGATCATATGTATTATTACCATTATCAAAAAATATACATGCAACTTCATAACCATTCTCTCTGAAATATTTTGTTAACAGATAAGCATTCGTTGCAGCTCCTCCATAAAATGGATATTGAGTTGAAGATATTAATATTTTTGGTTTAAATCGAGTATTTGGGATAACTTCAATAATTTCATCTACTTTAACATTATGTATTTGGTTTGTTGTAATAAACGTATTTTTAAATGCATAACATTCATATTTTTTCTGTATTTGTTGTAAAGAATTATCTAGAGTATTATTAAATTCACTTAATAAGTTTATTAGATCGTCATAAACAGTATGACTTATACAATACGAATAACTATTATTTTCATTTATAATTTTCGAGTATAAATCCCCATCAGGAATATTGTTAGATGATAAATATAATAATCCCCAATTATTGTTCAATAACTCAACAATATAATCGATATATTGTTCTATTGAGTCATTTAATATAATATTATCTTCTAGAATCATTATACTTTCATAATTGTTAATTTTTGAAGATATTACTATGTTTAAATGTACTATTAATCTAGAGAATTCTAGGATAGTCATATATTTCGATATTTTCCCATTTAAATATCTATTGATAAATAAATTGTTATTATAATCATTGCTTGAAACTACCTCGTAATTAGTATTAAATGATTTTAATTTATGTTGTAATAAAGTTAAATTATCAGAATTATTATTTATTACGAAAACTTTATCAACATATTGATCTAAACAGAATCTATCTGTATCTAGATAATCTATTTCATATACAACAAATTTATATATTTCTATGGTATAAATAATGTTCTTATAGAAACATAAAATACCAATTTTAATATCAGAATTATCTCCATTAAAAAATAAATCATGCCGATTGATATGCAAGTTAATAATATTATCCCTACTAATTAATCGTTTACTATCTTTAGTCTCACAATAGAGAAACGCTTTATCTCCTTGCGTCATTTTAGCTCTAATTGAAAGTTTATATTTTTTATTAGTATTTGTTTTTAACTTGAAAAAAATACCAGGAGAATTAGAATTTGATTTAACTGCTAATAACACTCTACAATTGTTTTTTTCAACAACTGATCCTTTATGTCGTATAATGTTATCATAATCCCTGAAAATATCTATGATTTTTTTCATTAGGTTATTAAATAATACGATTATTATTATTACAAAAAATCGTATAATTTATATTTTTCAAAAAGTTGGATAATTATAATCTACTTGTTCTCCATTTAATTTTTTTCTCCATCTTTCTCTAAATAGTTGAAATTCATTTTGCCTATTCGAGTAAATTTTCGTTATATTATTATCATTCATTTCATGCGAAACATAATATGTTTGATTAATTCTATAATAGATTTTATCAATAGATGGTGTCGTTGTTGCGAATGTATATATATCTTTTCTACCAGTTAATAGTAAATTCATCTGCGAATATAAAAATCTTTCTAAAAATTCAGCATCTGCTCCATGTCTTTCTTCCCAAAATAACCCTATTTTATATAAAATATATTTAGGAAATACCATTGTGATCATCGCCATTCGTTCCTTACAGCAAAACATAAAATCTCCCCTTCTATTCCTATGAATTCTTTTATCAAATACATCATTCATTAATGATTTACTATCTAACTTATCAATTTTAGTTAAATGACTTCTAATACATAAACATGTACATAATAATGCTTGTCCACTAGTAATTATCTTAATTTGTTCCTCTATTCGAATATTAAGTGATACATCGTCAGCATCTTGAAAAGCTAAATAATATCCAGATGACGCGCGAATACCTATATTTCTTGAAGCATAACATCCAATATTAATATCGTTTTTAATATATATTATATTTTTATATATATCAGTAAACTGTAATATTTTCTCTTCAGTTCTATCAGTACTAGCATCATTAACTATGATTAGTTCAATATCATCATATGTTTGATTTAAAATAGATTCAATAGCTTTATCAATTGTATTATAAGCATTATAAACAGCCATAATGACACTTACACGATTTTTTTTTGTTATGTTTATAAAATTATTCATATCCCATTTTAGTTTTTTAGCAATAGATGATTGACTTCTTGGTAAAAATATATCACTATCTGATACATCAGCAATTACAATATTTGGATAAATAACAAAACATTCTGTTCTATATTTATTATATACTTCTCTTAATGGACCAGAATCAAATACAATATTTTTCTTATTCGCTAATGTTAATAATTCTTTAAAAATACTTCTATGTATTCCTATAGCAAATGAACCATCTGTTTCTACTGGTTGATAATAATTCTTTTCAGTTATATTAATATTATTCCATATATGCTGACTAGCACCTAAAAGTATAACTTTCCATTTTCCATTGAAAATATTTTTTACTTTTGATAATTCCATTTCGAAATTTTTATGAAATAATATATCATCATCAAAACATAATATATTATCATATTTTTTCTCAATGGCATCATTTAGTATATTTATCCACGAATATATATACCCTAACGCACCAGGACTAATTAACATTTTTTTATTGTATTTTATTTCTAATGGATGTGATTTATCATCTATTGGTTTATTTTTATACTCATTATACTCATCTATATATGGTTTATCGAAACCATTAATAGCTTTAACAAATGAAAATTTTATGTTATGTTTTTTTAATTTAACTAACATTTCTTCTTTTCGATCTTCTCTTTTTTCTAGATTTACAACATATATCTTATCAAATATCTCATTAAGTGGGTTAGTTACTATATCATCAAATAAAACTGTATCGCTTATACCATTCTTGTCATAATTGTAAGTTTTTACAAATGGATATATTTCACTTTTTATAGTATTTAATTTAGGATCACATATATTTGTTTTTTGTTTAATAAGTTGTTTTTTAAATGGCTTAGTATTTTGTTGTAAATTGGGTTGTAAGTGTATTATCATATTTTTAATATTTGGTTGCTTATTTATTAATTTTTCAACTTGTATATTCTGATGTATTGTTGGAGATTGTATTATTTTATTAATAGTTTCAGATTGCTCAATAATTTCTGGTTGCTTAATAGTTTCTGGTTGCTTAATAGTTTCTGGTTGCTTAATAGTTTCTGGTTGCTTAATAATTTCTGGTTGCTTAATAATTTCTGGTTGCTTAATAGTTTCTGGTTGCTTAATAGTTTCTGGTTGCTTAATAGTTTCTGGTTGCTTAATATTACAAGAACTCGATAGTATTAATGATATTTTGTGTTCAATATCAAATGTATTTTCATCAAATTTCTTTTTATTATTTTTTAATATATCTATATCAACAGTTAATTCACTCTTTTTATTTTTCAGCATATTTTCAAATTGTTGTAGAGTTTCTAGTTCTCCTATAATATTTATATGTTTTAATGGTCGTTTGATACTAGCTTTTGCCGATAATTTGCTTCTTTTTTTATTGATTTCTTTAGTTTTTTCTGATTTTGCAATTTTATCTTTTTGTTCAACCATCAATTTTTCTATTTCGATAATTTCATTTTTTCTATTATTTATATTATTATTTAATTTTGAATCTTCCTGTTTGTAATTATCGATTAATATTTTCCTATCACTAATTTGGCTTAACAGATTAGATAATACAACATCATTTTTTTTCATATCAACTATTATATTTGTAAAATTAATAATTTTTTGTTTTACATCTAATATATAGTTATTTATATTTGGTTTAATTTTACATATAATAGAACTAATATCTATATTATTTCCTTTATCGATATTAATATTTAAGTTAAATAACATAGTAAGTTCTTCTAAATTATTTGTTAACTTATCTAAATATTGTTCTAATTCTTCTAACTCAATAATTGGCTGATAATCTTTTATATTATTCATTTAAACTGATTGATCTAATATAAAAAATTATATTATTTTATTAAATCAAACATATATCATTAAACATTCGATATCAAATTATAATAATGTTCACATTTATCATTGTTATGTAATGGTATTAATGTGAATAATAAACTTTTAGTTATCATTTTAATCTTCTCAAAAGTATCTATTCCAAAATTATCTTTAATATAATTATGAAAATAATCTATTAAGTCATGTTTATAAGCATTATATGTCCTTTTTCCTAGTAATATTTCATCATATCCTATTATAGATTGATATATTTTACCATAATCATACCATTTATCTCCAAAAATAGTTAAAGTGTCTCCTATTTTACCTCTCATGTCTAAAAATTTTAAATCTCCATATAAGTCATTCATAACATTACTAAATACAGGATCGCCATGGATAACAGATAATTTTCCAAGATTATCATTTTCATATTTAGTAAAATATTCGATTAATTGATTATATACTTTATCGGAATCTTTAAATTTAGAATAATCATATTTATCATATCTTTCTTTTATTTTATTAACATAATTACTGTAAATATTGATATTTTTATCTATGTTATCAACACTATCATGTATTTTTTTAATATTTGCCAATATTCTACCAAATAAGTCTAAAGAAATATTTGAATGTGTTAATAAATGAGAACAAGATACTCCATTAATTTTTTCCATTACATAATAATTACTATGTAAATCATAATCAAATAATTTCGGGAATAAATTTTTAACTGTTTCAGGTATATGTTTATACCAATATATTTCACCATCTAATGATCCATTTGATGATCTTTTAATTATAGTAGATATTGATCCATTATCTATTGAATTAAAATCACGTTCATCTACTTTTGTCTCATAAAATCCTAATTCTTTTTCTAGATTACATATAGTATTTACTGCTAAATCATCTATATAATGATGAGCATATGGTTTTCCAAAATAAAATTCATCATATGGAATATCAAATTCAGTAAGAGTATCAAGAGTTATTTTACCAAGTTCTGCAATAATTGCTCCAACATTACCATGGTGTGTTCTCATTCGTCTAGCTGAATATATTATAATAGTATGACCTTTATTTTTCAGATAATGGCATAATTCTATATTTTTTTTGATAGGTTCAACTGATTTATAATCACCATGTATTCTAGGAAATGTTACCAATGTATTATCTAGGTCGAAACAAAAACGTTTTTTCTCTTCATTTTTATAATTATTACAAAATATTCTAATTTGTAAAGGTGTTCCTACACAATGGAATTCATCATATGCTATTTTAATAGCATAAAAAATATAGTTATCTTTTAACATTTCGCGGATGACACATGAGACATAATATTCTTTATTTTGAGGTATATTATTACAGATTATTTTTTCACAATATTTCATCAATAATCGTCCATTTTCAAAACAATAGCAACCAGTATTCGCATTTGATGATATTTTTTCTTTTTCTTTAATATCAGTTATTATGTTTGAGATATTGATGCTGATATAAGAATATATAGGTTTCTCTTGATCATCGTTAAAATATACAACAGCATTCCCTGATTGTTGATTCCTATATTTATTTATAATATCAATATCATAGAAGGTATCGCCGTCAATAGTAATACATTTCTTTTCTAATTGGGAATCATTAAATGTTTTCAAACAATTTAATATAGTTTCTGCGGCACCCATTGTTTGTTTTTTCAAAGATATTAATTTAATAAATGGGTATTTATTTTTAATAACCTCTACAAAATCCCAATTATTTAAATCATTATTGTATATCATGAATAATTCATCATCAGTATTTAGTTTCAAATTATCTAATACCCAACAGATCATTTGTTTCCCTAAAATATTGATCAGTGGTTTTGGTTTCAAATATCCTTCTTCTTGAAATCTTTTCCCTATTCCACCTAATGGAACAATAATATTCATTTTATAATATCTCTTTATTTAATTATCCTAACATTTTAACGGATTTAAAGAATATTATAGATTTTCAATAATGATAAATAAATTCTAAAACTATTTAGAATTTATTGAGTTTACCTAAAAAAAAAATATCACTAATAATATATAAATATAATATGTCAGAAACTAAATATCAAAGAAATAAGGATGACGGTGCTCATCTAGGTAAAGAGTCTAGTGGCGTTGTCAATAATGAAGTTTCAAGATTGCTTAAGGAGCACAAAGATGCTATTCCCCAAAATATCTTAATGGAACTTAGAAAGAAATACAATGATGAACAGCTAGTTGATAGAATTCTATATGCATATACTGAGAAGATGCACGATATTCGAAAGAAAGCACAGAAATTTGCTGAACTTGTCATGAAGAAGTACGGAAAGTTCGACTATCCACTACACACTCTTCTTAAGAAAGCTTACAAATATAAAGCTAAGAATAACCTTAGTGACTCAGAATATGATGAATTCAGACGTATCTACGAGAAGAGCATTGCTAACCAAGGAATGAAATCGCAATCAACTACCATTTATGCTCCAGTTACCCAACTTAGTAAATTACTTGGACCAGTTTCTTTTGAATCAACAGAAGGAATTAAATTTGATCCAAAAGAACAAGGTGATCTACAAGAGATCATTAAGTTATACACGATGTCTCGTTCTATTCATGCTCAAATTGTTTTACAATCAATGATGTATACAGATGTTGCTTATCAGGCTCTTACAGGAGAATACGATAGAAACAAGCAGAATCCAAATGACTTTGTCCATCCAGTTGTTGCAGCACTTTTCCTTCCTAAGATTCCTTTCCTTGAGGAACACATGCTTATTGCTAACATTCCATATATTGTCAAATGTAGATACGCTAAGGAACCAATCATGACAAAACCTGATTACGAACTATTGTATGATCTTATTTCTGATCCAAATGACATTGTCTGTAATTTTGAATCACCAGTCAAAGATGTTAAGCACAGAGCTATGATTCAACACCATTTGTGGAATAATGTTCTTAGACTTCGTAATGGTCAATATTATGGAACTACAAATACTGATCTCTTAATGGCAATTGATGCATGTAAGATTTCCAGTTATGATTCACCAGATCTTATGTATCACAACGATGAAGGAACTATTATGAGAAGACTTCTAGCTGCTTTCTCAATCAGACCAACCATTGTAACAACATCTCCACTTTACACTGTTGCTAATTCAACATTTGGTCGTCAATTGATTTTGCCACCAAAGGTTACTTCAATCCCAATGATCAACCTTAGACTTCCATCATCTGTTTTACCAGGTCAGAAGAATCTTAACTTAAATGATGCTATTGATCAACCACAGTGGTTCCTTGATGATGGTGTTATTGTTCCAAAAACACAATCAATCATCTATTCTAAGGGAATTCTAGTATTTTACGTAAATAGAAGATACAACACTATTAATATTGGAAAAATGACACAAGCATTTGACTTCAATAGACTACCAGTTACAATTACTGGATTTGAAAGACTTAATGACAAGCCAGTCCAATTTGATTTTGATATGACAATCAATGATGAATCATTCCATCTTAGATCAGTTGTATGTGTTGAAGTTTCAAAACCAAATCTCATTACAGGAACATCTGCTATTATCAGAAAACTACCAAGAGAGGAAGAAGGAATTGTTACAGATAATTTCTACTGGTATGCACCAGGTAGAGCAGGAATTGCTTCATATGATACCACTGATGCAACTCAATCACCACCAAGCTTCAGTAAGCCAGTTTCGTCAATCCCTGGTATTCCATCATTTGATAATATTGAATCATTCACTGAGATGGCAAGTACAAGAGGTACTATCTTCATTTACTCTGCTGATAATATTGTGTCAAATAAGGCTCTTCAAGTATATTACTCTTAAATTTTTTATCATAAAATTAAATAAAATAATAAATTGTTTAACAAACATTTATTATTTCATAGTGAATCAAAAATTATTATTTCCTTTAATTGTAGGATTTATTGGTCGTTCTAAACATTGTAAAGGTCTATTTGAATCTCTAATATATCCAAGGTATTGTTCTATTTGAGTAATCATTCTAGGAACAATTTCTGCTACAACTTTACTATTAAGATCTCTAATTTGTTCTGTAATTTTATATGGTAGATTTCTTGCGTAGAAATTATAAATATATTTCATTACTATTGTTATTGATGTTTTTCGTTGATAAGGTACTTTCCATCCAACTTCTCTAAAAATAGTTAATATTGTTTGTTTTTGAATAATATCCATATTTTGATCAGAAAAAAAAGCTAGTTCTAATAGATCAATATCTTCGTGATTATCATATAATTTATTTTTAACAATATTAGTATAATTGTTTGGATGATTTTCCAAAAATAAAAAAGGGGCTTTCTCTATTTCTAATGACATCTATATTTATATTATTAAAGAATATTATTTTTAGATATCAATTAAAATATCTAAAAAAACTAGAAATTACTATACTTAATTTATTATATATGTTTCTAACAGATCATCTTCTGACAATTTTGATATTTGTGCTTTATATGTCTGTTCTACTCTTTCTGTCACTGAATAACCAAATAATGAATTAGTATTCACAGATGACTCTATTATCTGACCACCATGTATATCAGTATTTAATGTTGTATCAACTGGTTGTCCTCTTAATAATACTTTACTATTTTGAGCGTTTTCTGCTTCAACATATAATGCCCATTGGTATACGTTTTGTTGTAGTTGATATGCTACCATTTGACCTTGATTAAAGTTATGTCCTTGTTGTATTATGTTTACAGTTTCTGTTGGTTTCATATATGTCCCAACTCTATTATTCATATAACCTCTAAAATATTTATATATATAATTAAATGCATTTGCATCATTAGTATTATTCACTTCTGAATAAATTGATGATATTATATTTAATATATATTCAGATGGTCTAACTCCTCCACTATTTGTAAACGATGGCCCAAATACATTAGGATTAATAATATTTTTGAAATTTTCAAGTAACATTGCTTCTATATCGATATCAGTAAGTTTATTTCTATCATTTTCATATAATTGTCTACTATATATTTTATACATATATTCTTTATCTAATTGATTTAAACTATAATCACCAAAATCAATATCTTTAAAATTACTATCACATACAACTAAATATCCATAATTAGGAACATAATAATCTATTCCATTAATTTTATATTTCCAATAACCAATTATTTGATCATCTGATGCGATATCTTTGATGTAAATATTATCCTCAATAGTAAACTTATTAAATGCTATCTTGTATTTATACAACACTCCTAATATTATTAACATTTGGAATAATATCGAATTCCATATATCTTCTGTGTGAAATCCTGTATCAATCATCTTCTTCCATCCATCAAATGATTCATATGTTCTTGTTGCCCAATTAAGTAAATTATATGTTGGTGATTCTGTTAAAACAACTAATGTTTCATTTGTTGAAATTGTTAGATCAATATTTCTTAATAATGATATAAATTGAGTTTTTGTCATGGTATCTAATGATAATATTATATTACTCTTATCTTTTCCATGACTGATTGAAACTTTAATATTTTTAAGTCTTTTGAATAATTCAGTCTTTGATATCTTCTTATCTAATTTAATTGGATTTAATTCATCCGATGGTAATATAACTATTTGATTAGATCCATTGATATATTGCTGTAATTCCAAATCATTTACTTTACGATCTTTTACATCTAAATCTTCATCGTGTATTGTATTTCTACGATCAAATACAATTTCTAACTCACCAATATCTTTATTTCCAGTATCTGTTATTTGGTCTTCGAATTCTTTTTGATAAATTTCATTTAACATTTTCTGTCGATCACTATATTTTGAAAGATTTCTGTATTCTAATTGCTTTTTAATATTTCTTAATTTATTAAATTTAACTCCAACAGAATCAGATATGAAATAACAAAACATATTGATAAAATTAGGAGATATCTTCCTTTTGACAACTTCTTCTCTGATAAATTCATAAAATGATACTTCTCTCCATAAATCAAACGAATCAAATTTAATACTATTTGATAATCTCTTAATATTCAATTCACCTACATTCATCTCATATATACGTATATTCATACCAATACTTGTCTTTGCACAAACAAACATATTTGTAACTGGATCGAACATTTGTGGATAACATGACCTATACATTAACATCCTACTAGGTAAACTCTTATATGGATTATTTGTTAATCTACTAAAATGATATGGATTAATATCCATTAATTTTATATAATGGAACAAATTAATTCTATCTGGTTTATGATTTTTATCACTAGTCATATCAACATACTCTCCATCATTATGTTTAACAAATATTGATCTAACATACGCATACATTATTAATCTTTCACCTAATGTTACAAAACTATTCACAAATAAACCACTTCCTATTTTCACTGGTAATACATCTTCATATATTGTTGATATTTTTAAATGTTCTCCACTTGGTCCAGGCATATTTAATGTATAATAATTCTTATAAGTAGGTGCTTGTTGTCCCATTTGTCCAATATTTAAATATGGATTCCATGGATTTGTATAAAAATTATCAAATGATGGATATATTGGAGCCTGTTTTGGTTGCTGGAAATTCTTGTTTAATATATTATCATTCACTTTAAACTCAATGATTGGGGTAGATTCTGGTTTTCTATGGATATTTGATCGTTCACCCTCCTGTTTTGTTTTTATGAATTTTGATTCAGTTGATTTAAATGGCGTATTCTTTAAATCTTTATATGGTGGAACTATATTACCACTTCCTCCTTCCTGTTTTTCAGATTCATTTTTATTTCCTCCAATTTGTGGTAATTGAGATAAATATTCATCTGGAATTGGACCATTATATCCTTCTGGTAATTTATTTGCAATATTATTCATCATAGGGTTCATCATAGGGTTCATCATAGGATTCATCATAGGATTCATCATTTGTTGTTGCATCATTTGTTGCATCATTGGATTTATTGATTGTTGATTATTTGTATATTGTTCCATTTGTTTTTGCTGTTGCATTATCTGTTGCATCATTGGATTCATCGTTTGTTGTTGCATCATAGGATTCATCATTTGTTGTTGCATCATTTGTTGTTGCATCATTTGTTGTTGCATCATTGGATTTAACATTGATTCTTTAGCTCCTTCTGTTAAATATTGTTGTGGAATATATGTTGGATATGCGCCTATTTCATCTTTTTTTAATATATCCTCAAGTTTATCTTCTTCTACTTCTTTATCTATTGGAATATT